CCATCCCCGATGATCTCGTGCTGATCGGTGATAATCGCATAGTCGAGAAGTACCCGACCGAGATCCTCTTCTGTGACACTTGCAAAACGGCGCAGCAGCGCTGGGAGCTGCCAACGACAAAAGTGTTTCACCCCGATTACCACTACCGCGCCGCCAACACCAAAGACGTGCTGAGCGGGATGGCGCAGCTGGTTGACACCATTGAGAAACGTCACGGCTCGTTGAAAAACATCAAGGTGCTAGACGTCGGCTGCAATGACGGGTGTCTCTTAGATGTGTTCAAGGCCCGCGGAGCGATTACAACTGGCATCGAGCCAACGAACGCTGCGGACGATGCGGCTAACAAGGGCCACGGGATCGACAAGGCGTTCCTGGATCCCATCGAGGCCATGCGGTACGTGAAGACCTACGGGTCGCCTGACATCATCACTTTCACGAACGTGTTTGCTCATATTCCCAATCTTCCCGGACTGCTGGGCGCTCTTGGAATTATCCGTGGCCCTACAACGCGGATCGTGATTGAGAACCATTATCTCGGCGCTGTGTTGGATCGGCACCAGTTCGACACGTTCTACCATGAGCATTTGCGGACCTACAGTCTTACGTCATTCCTTCATATCGCACACGCGATGGACATGGTCGTTGAGTGGGTTGAATTCCCCGCGCGATACGGCGGCAATATCCGAGTTTGTTTGACGCCCACTCTTGCTTATAAAGGGTTCGCTGAGACGCATGAGGGGCGCCTGGCGCCTCCAAATGAATTGGATTTCAGGGATCGTCTGATCAAGTTGAATAAACAGGTTACTGAGTGGCAGGTCACCAAGCGCGATTTACTGATGCGCGAGATCCTTCACGACGGTTCGATCTACGCCCCGATCCCTGTTGCTGCCCTGCCGGGTCGAGCCATCATGTTGTTCACGTTGCTTGGGTTCGACGAGCGACATATTTCTGCTGTCTATGAGGTGCCAATCTCAAAGAAGATCGGAAACTACGTGCCAGGTACCAGGATCCCCATTCTGTCTGACGACGCTTTTCCTTGGCACTCCTATAAGGGGCCGGTCCTGAATACCGCTTGGCACATTGCCGACGAAATCGAGAACCGGTGGCGCACGAAGGGGTTCATCGGGAAAATGATTCAGGCGATTGAGCCCAGCGACTTTAACTAAGTCTTCACGTCCACGGGGCATCATGCTGACGCGCCCATAGTCCGCGCATAGGAGATTTTCATGGCTAAAGGTCCATCAGTTAAAGCGGCCGACGGCGGCAGCCCCGCGTTTAGCTCTGGCAAGAAAACCAGTGCCGAAGCGACGGAGAAGACGCACAACGTCGACTTCGCCAAGGGTGGCAAGACCAAGATGTTCGGTGAGCAGGAAGCTGGCTCGCGCGATGGCGCGGACAAGTCTCCGTCCACCGGCAAGCCCGACAGTTCCGGCCCAGGCGAGAAGTTCGCCGAGGGTGGCAAGGGCAAGATGTTCGGCTACCAAGGTTCGCTGCCGGCCAAGGACGGCATTACGAGTGCTCGCTAATGGCCAGTTCCAAGCCTAAATCTGGTCTTGGTGCGCCGAAAACTCCGGGGCGAACGCCGTTCGTCCTGGGATCTCGGCCGGAGAGCCTGCGCGCGCCGTCGCCGCGGATCAAACCTGCTGCCTCTGGGACGCGCGCTTATGGCAAGCCGGCGCAACCAGGCCCGATCGGCGGTGGCGCTTCACAACCTGGTTTGCCGCCCCCGATTGGTGGAGGTTACGGCCAATGATGAAGCAACACATGAAGCCACTCGCCAAGGGTGGTGCTACGACTGCCCACGCAGGAAAAGGCTCGCAAGTTCAGCCACTTAGTGCCCGTAACAACATCAGCCAATCCGGTTCCGCGCTGCCTGGCGCCGGGATCAACAACTACGCGAAAGCCACGCCAATGGCGGCCCCCCAGCCGGCCGCGGCCCCTCCTTCTGCCCCATCCCCCGCGCCCCCGAATACTGGCCTCGGATCAGGGACATTTCCGGGCGTCAGTGGGTAACGATGGCCCAACTATCCCCGTTTGAAACAGCCGCTCTTCATTTGCGCAACGCCAATCCAGAGGCGTTTGAGCAATTTATAAAGGAATTAGAAGCCCTTACCGATAAGGCGCTGGATGCGATGGTGTCCGCGCCGCCGGAGGCAATTCAACTTGCACAGGGCACAGCGCGCGGGTTTCGAGTTGTATTACGAGTCCTTAAGGAATGCACGATAGAACGAAAGAAGCCCGGAGCGCCTGTAACGCCAATGTGACCGCCCTCCGCGCCAGGAGGAAGTCATGGCATCAAATCTCGCCCCGATCGATGAAAGCGTCAAAATCCCCGAAGCAGTCCGACGCGCAGCAGCAATAGCCGAAAGCCACTATGCGAAAGCCGGCGCCGCGCCCGCTGCACCGGTACAAGTGGATACTGCTGCACAACCACAAGTGCCAGCTGTTGCGCCTAGCGACCAACCCATTCAAATCACAGTCCAACCTGCTCCAGAAGGGCCGGTAGAGCCTCGGCCGCTTTTGCAGCCCCTGCCGTCTGTGGTGCTCGAGTCGCAGTCAGTAGCGCCGCCGGTGGCCCCCGCGGCCCCCGCGGCCCCCACGGCCCCCGCTGAGCCCACGGCTGAGGAATGGAAAAACCGCTATCACTCAATGCAGGGGCGGTTCAATCAGTCCCAGCAGACGCTTGGTGGCATGCAGGAGCAGATTAGCGAGCTAAGCCAAGAACTTGCGCGTATGACGTCGGTCCACCAGCAACCCCGTACACAGCCCGTGCGTCTGATCACGCCGGATGACGAAAAGACATACGGGCCGGAACTTATTGATCTTGCTCGGCGCGCCGGCCAGGAGGCTCTACAGCCAACCTTGACCGCTATGCAAGAGCGAAATCGCATACGGGATCAGAACGAAGCGCGGCGTGCGGCGCGCGACGTGCACACTGCTCTCGACCAGTCCGTGCCAGACTGGCGTGTGACAAATGAGAGCCAGGAATTTCTTTCTTGGCTTCGTTTACCAGATATTTACTCTGGTATGATACGAGGGCAGCTATTGAGGAATGCGTTCGCTAGCGGCGATGCCCCTAGGGTGACGTCATTCTTCAAGAACTATCTAGCTGAGGCGCAAGCCACGGGCCAAATTCCAGCCCCGCAACAGCAGCCGGCCGCCCCACAGGCGCCCAGGATTGCCGCGGTCCCACTGGTGAATTTAGCTGCTCCTGGTGCGATGCGACCGGCCACTGACCTTGGTCAGCAGCCCGTCGACAAGCCGATCTTCACCCACAGACAAGTTGCTCAGTTCTATTCGCACGAAGGCCGTCAGCGTTATGTCGGCCGCGAGGCGGACCGGGTCAACGACGAGAAGGAAATTTTCGCCGCTCAAGCAGAGGGGCGGATTCGTTAACCGGGGGTCGAGGGGCCCCCACAACAGGGGGCTCAAATGGGCATTCCAAGCGGTGCATTCCCCGGCGCAGGCGCCGGTACCACTCCAGCCATCTACCCAACGGGTAGCGTAGGCAACTCGCTGCAGGCCACGGGTTTCATTCCTGAAATCTGGTCGGGCAAGCTGGTGGAGAAGTTTTACGCCAGCACGGTGTTGGCCGCGATTTCGAACACCGACTACGAGGGTGAGATCAAGAACAAGGGCGACCGGGTTAAAATCCGTACGAAGCCCACGATCACCATCCACAACTACGATGCGGACGGCTTGCTCGGGCTCGATCGCCCGACTGGCGGCACGGTCGAGTTGTACATCGGCAACGGCAAATACTTCTCGCTGGTGCTCGATGACGTGATGGAAGTTCAGAGCGATCTGAACATCCTCAGCATGTGGTCGGACGATGCGGCCCAGCAGCTGAAAATCGCCGTCGATACGGACGTCCTGTCGGGCATCAGCGGCCAGATGGTCGCCGCCAACCAGGGTGTCGCCGCCGGCGCCATCACCGGTTCGTTGAACCTCGGCGTCCAGGGTTCTGCCCTGGCGGTCGTGGGCCGCAACGCCGGCATCGGCCAAGTCGAACTCTTGGACGTCCTGATGCGGATGGGCCAGGTGCTCGATGAACAGAATATCCCAGAAGTGGGTCGTTGGGTTGTGTTCCCGGCTTGGGCTGGTCGCATGATCAAGCAGTCCGAACTTCGCCAGGCGTACCTGTCGGGCGACAGCGTGTCGATGCTCCGTAACGGACGCCTCGGCATGGTGGACCGCTTCACGTTGTACGTGAGCAACTTGCTCCCGAACAACAGCACCGACTCCGCGCAGTACAATTCGGGCGAG